GCCAAACTCTTTAGCCATTTGATCTACTGTTTTTTTAGTCATTATAAATTCCTGTTTATTATAAATCCGCCTTGGTTACGACCCTCACTAAGGGCACCGGATGTCATGCCTTCCATATACTTAGCTTGGTTGACCTGTTCCATAAATTTGTTACGGTACATACTAGACTTCTCTACGTTTTGTAATTTGGATTCTTTTAACCATGCTCTTTCTAAAGCGCCATAAACAATAGCTTCATGCCAGTACCCGTTGATATCTGGTGAGATTGTATCACTGGCTAACCCACTTGATACTGGGACTCCTCGTATCGTAAGAGTATGAAATACCTTTGCAGTTGCGTCTTTGTCTACATACAGATCTTTATCTGCCTTTGGAAGAGGGTATATTCTGAACGAGCTTGCTGTGCGGTTATTAAATATAATTGCTTCAATTGGACCAGTCTGAGTTCGCCACTTTGGTGTGTTGTCTACAGTTGAGACTGCTGATGAAAAAGCATTAGGATGGAAGCCCATCGAGGATTCCAACATGAAATGGCGGGAACCACTAGAAGAAGCAGCGGCATTTAATTCGGATTCTGTGTGTATGGAAAGTTCTCTGCCATCTATACTTGCTGAAACTATCTCTGCAATCGTGGAGGGCTTAGTATAAGTAGGTCCTATTCTGAAAGCAGAAACGGAAGAATCGGTGACTGGGTCACCAAAGTTTACTCTAAAAGTAAGGGTTGTAACAGTAGGGACAAGAATAGGGAACGCTCCGTTATACTCAGTTGGAGTTCCACCTGAAATAACAACGACATCGTTGGCACTGTATCCATGGCTTGCACTGAAAGTGACAGTGGCAGTTTTGCCATCAATAGCGAGTGTACCTGTTTTGGTGGCCTCACCTAGAGAGGTAGTTCCGCCAGGATTTGTAGCGGCCCCTTCAGATTGAGGGTACTTTGAAATACGAGTAAACTCTACAAGAGTATCGTCAATGTACTGGTTTATTTCTGCATCTGTCCAGTGCCTATTGTCTCTGTCCTGTAATGCTGTTTCAACTCGTTCCCTTATTTGTTTTCGGTTCATTAATCTTGGTCAAGGTCTATTACCTCATGACGCTCTTTTGCATCTTCAAGATCATCTAATGAAATTCCCATTTCACTTCCAGTCTTGGGCCATTTTTTTACAATAAAATTAAACCGCCTATTTGACCTTGAAGTTAGATTACTCATCAGATTCTTTTGAAAATAGTCTGTGGTGACTGCGTCATTCAGTACGTTTACATGAAGAAGGGTAACTACCCTATCTGAACCACGGGGAATAATTATTGTATTCTCGCCGTGTGTAACTGGGACGGGTCCCATCTCTGTGTTATTGTGTCCATGATCAATATTGATAACACAATAGCCTTCTGGAATAGACTCTCCTTTTTCCCATTCTTTGGCCATTTTCATGCCATTTGGCATTATTACCCACTGGCCTTCACCAGCGTTTTGATACGAACTATGTTTTTTACCGTGTTTAGGGATGTTTTCACTTTTCCCTAGTAGTCCACCTGCTGTAGGCATATAATCTCCTTAATACAATTAATATAGTTAATACTAAGCGGAGTTGCCCCCGCTCAGTAATTTACTTAATCCTTATACTATAAGGACGATTGTTCCCAAACCACATTGGCATCAAAACGATAGTCTACCCACCAATACATTGAGCCGGAGGTAGGTATCCCAGTTGCGACTACAATAGTAGCAATAACTGGAACTACATATTCTCCTGACGAAGAATATTCAGTAATGTTAGAAAGTGCCACTGCTGCGCTTGATTTATTCATAGGCGGCAGTACCATCTGTCCTTCCATCGAGTTTTGATTGATCACCATAGTACCCGGTACTAAGGCATCCAAGTCCCAAGCTGCGACTACATCTGCAGCAGCAACGGCACTTGAAGAATCAGACTGAGACACGCCAGCAGGATAACCAAACTTATAGGTAATCGCTGTTGAGTTGCCTGCAAATCGTACTGAGGATCGAAGTTGAATTTGATCGATTTTTGCCCCCATAGGAACGTAGAGCGCACGGGTATAAGTGCCAGTGGCGCTTAAATCCGAAAAGGTAACATTGTCATGCTTCGTGCTCTGACCCACATTGACAATTTTAGTTTTAATAGAGTCCATAGATTTCTCCGAAATTAGACATTTAGGGTGTAGGAACCCCCGCTACGGGAGTTCCCGTAGCTAAGGGCTACATAGGTTAGAGTTATAAGTTGGTTGCCATGCACTCAATGCGATACATCCACAGATCCTGCAAAATAATACAAGAGTAGAATGTGTCCCATGCGACAGTACCACGCTGACCTAAAGGGTCACCGGGTCCCGGACGAGGCATAACAACTTTGGAGCGGAGAGAATCCATGCCCCCAAGCGTCGCACAGCCAATTGAATCGGCTGCAAGAATGATAACGGGATATACATCGGCGTTACCAGATGACCCTTGAGTACCGCTGGTTGAAACAGCGTGTTGTGCATTACCAGAACCTAAAGTGGCTCCTGCATCTGCAAAAGGGACAGCCTGTGTTGTCGTAATGAAACGGACTCCTCTTACTGAACCAATTTCACCTTCAATTGCGTCGCTTGTCTCGGAATACTTTTCGACAGGAATAAAACCAGCAATTGCTTCAAGATCCTGACGAAGGTCAGGATGGCAAATACCAATGAATGATTCACGAATTGGCTCCGTAGATTGGCCGACTGCTGCTTTCAATTTCTTGCGAAGCTTCACGCCATCATTACGTTCCAGAACACGAATTGCTTTCTGTATCAACCCATCTGTTCCAGCAGGAGCAGCGGTTTGAGCAGAAGTCAATGCGGCTAGGCCAATTGTTGCATCGACAGTAGCACGACTAGTACCACCAGCATATGATGCCTGAGTTCCAGCACGGAAGGTTTTATAACTAATGAAATCAATTGTTTCACCAGCTTGTGTGGCCTGACGTTCTGAAATTACGTTGAGGACCGGATCATGAGATGCGGCTAACAAGACGTCTGTGGTGTTCACATAACTTCCGAATTGTTTCAACGTGTGCATGAGCGTAGTATGCTCAAGTGATGTAAAGTCCGGTGTTACACCTTCCGCAATCGGGGAATCCACGACTGGAAATCTTTCGTAACGACGGTGTCTGATCTCAAGACCTTGCTTCTGTGGCTTGGTCTCTTTTTGTGCAAATTTTGCAAATGTAAGCAATCGTTTTGCAATTGGTAACATTTTCTTCTGTATAGTGAACGCATCGTTTTTGCTAAGGTCACCGTAACTGGTGGCCTGAGTAACGCTTCCCGTTCCGCCATAAGCTGCCATAATCAACTCCTAATAAAATTATTTAAAAATGAAGAGCCCTAATAATCGTCTTCAGGGTTTGGGAGACTCTCCCAAAGATCTTCATCCGACATGTTGCCGGTGTTTCTTTCTATTCTTGGAGCGGAGTTACTCATCAAGTTTGAGGCTGCTTTGCGCCTCGTACTTTGTTTCTTGGCTGAACCGTCTGACTGCGTCTTTGGTGGTGGTTCCTCTGAAGGGCGCCACGCTTTACCGGATTCTGTGTTATCCAACCATAAATTCATTACTGACGCATGATCGTCTGGCGACGTGGATTCGGTCATCATTTTAGTAAGTGCTGGTGACTTCAGAACATAAGATTGAAAATCTGGATCTCTATCGATATCCCTATAATCATCCCCAACTGTACTGACCATCGAATTATCGTGGTTACTCAGAAACTGTTGGTAATTCTGATCTTGATAGGCTTTTTCAAGCTGGGCAACCCTCTCCGAACCTTTTTCTATTCCGGGGGAAACTTTGCTTAAAGCCTTGGCTACCTCATGCTGAACTAACTTTTTAGTTACTCCAGTAATCTCGCTAAATTCCTCCATTGTCGTGCGGTCTTCCTCGTCAAAAAACGAGCCTTCATCGCTTGGGTCTGGAGGTGTGTTCGGCGCTTTATAGCCTTGTCTTAGGGTATCAAGTTCTTTATCCTGCTCTAACGAGCGGATTCTAAGATCATTGAAACTTTCCCTTTCCCTTGCACTACTTTCATTCCTTTTATGGAACTCTTTTTCTAGGGACTTATATCTCTGTTCATAGTCGTGAGCGGGGTCTTCCTCGTCTTCCTCTTCGGAATCTTCGGCGTCTGCCTCAACTTCCTCATCATCTTCAGCATCATCTTCTTCAGCTTCAGCTTCAATGGGGTCGTCCTCATCTTCTATTTCTGGAGCATTATCCCAGATGTCCTCGTCCTGTCCGCCCGTGTCAACCTCTTCTGGTTGGGGGCTTATGTCTTCTTCAGCCATGTTCTCCGTCTCTTTTAGCTCACCGCTAACAATGTCCCGCTAATCGGATCGTATTAGGTGTTGACCCCTGATATTGCTACCGTGGAGGCCCAAATTTCTCGACGTTATCAGGAAATTCTAATAGTTCCCTCCACGCCCTCACTCTCCCTATGGAGATGTGGTGTTTAGCAATAGACTCTTGATCATACAGGGTGCCGTTAACTATACGGTCTGTCTCATCCTTACATCTCTTACTAAATTCTTCCTTTATTGCACTCCAACCGGGGTGCGAGTTAAGCATTGCCAATAAATCCGCACGGGATTCTGGACGTCCTGCCATTATAATTCTCCTTGTTCTACCATTCCCTCGTCAGGAGCGCCAGCCATTGATCCCCCTTGACCTTCAGGTGGGGGAGGTCCTTGACCTTGTTGCTCTTGTTGCATTTGCTGTTGCTGTTGTTCTTGCTGCTCTTGTTGTTCTTGTTGTTGCATACGGGCAAGGTCCCCCTGTTGGGCATCCTGCTGCTCTTGTTGCATTTCTAGAGCTTCGCCTTCGTCCATTTGCTCTCGCAACAAGATACTATGACGCTCAAGATTTGTGGGGTGTAAGACATTCCCGTCCTTCATGAGCTCAAGTCTTTCGGCTCGTTCCATTTCCCGTTGATCATCAGATATCTTCTGCTTCTCGTCCAACATAGATTTAATTTGCTGGACCTGAATCTGGGACTGAGAATTAGCCTGCGCCTGTGCCTGTATCTGCTGTTGAGCTATCTGGGCAGCTTGTTGTGCCTGTTGTTCCATAGCCTGTTGTTGTGACTGGGTCTGTTGTTGCATTTCTTGAGCAACCTCTTCCTCAGTCTTCATGACTAACTCTGGATCTAAGTTAAAGGCCCTGAGCAGTGGCCGACTAAACGCCTCGTATTTAATATATTGTTGGAGTTGCGGAAGCGAACCAATCGTCTGTAGGAAGTTTATTAACTGAGTGTTATGAACCTCCTTAGCGATATACTGCTCATAGCCAGTACTTATTGTTTCGTAATCTCCCTTAATCTGAGAATCCTCAGAGTCAACCATAAGCCACCGATAAATGGCCTGCATATTGCTTGTTATCATTTTGCTCACAGAACGGACAACATCTGCGGTCTGCCTGTTTGCGTTAGAGTTAAGAATTGACATGCCTGTAGCAGTCTTAGTCTGTGCTGGGCTGTTATCACCATACCCGATGGAAGTCTGTCCACTGTCCAAATCAGCTTCTCGTTCAAGCTGTTGGATCAGTTGGAGCAGCCCGTTTGTAACATCCGGTATCTGTACCGGCATAAACGCATCACGGACACTTGCTCCAGGTTTTACTCTGAACTGTTTACCCGGATACACCTGCTCTGTGTCTGTCCCCGGTTCAAAAGAATTCGGATCTATCACAGTCATCGGGGCCGCCGATAAAGACTTGCCCTCGATCATCATTGCATAACTGAAATTCAGTATCGCCTGTACGTCACGGATTGCATAGTAAATCCCATCTGCCCATATTGACTCAGGGTTCTTCTGCCAATAACAAAAATGGAACGGGAGGGTGTCGTCAAAAGGATTCTCTTCAATCTTAATGACTTTGTCCCCTACTACTGTAACTACAACTGGTATAGATTGAGGCATGTCTGCGGCCTCCATAGGTAAGTGCCCGGCTAAATCATTGCCATCTAAACGTCCCCAAAACTCAAGTACCTCTATGTTTTTGATCTGCCTTGCAGAAGTCTCGTCAAACTTTTTGGGGTGCTGACTTTCATCGTAACCATGTACACGACCTTCGTCACCGCTGATAATTTCTTCTGCCACATCTTTAATGTATCCTTCACCAGCGTTAACCATAGAGCGCAGTTGAATTGGGCTGACGAAACTACGCTGAATAACATAGTCGGCATCTTCTGTACTACTTGCCTCAGGAGAGGGGAAAACATTCCATATTGAAATATACTTAACCGTTGGGACAAGCTCTTCCTCAAGGTAAGACTCAATCTTGTCCATCTGTTCTGAAGTGCGGACCGAAGTATAGACGGGAAAATTTTTCCTCGTAAGGCTAACACCCTTAGTACATCCCGTACCGTATAAACACATTTCGTGAATTGCATGCGTAATTTCGTCATTGTAATTTGTCTTTCTAAGAATGTCCCTAATCTTGTCTTCCATATTCTTGGAACGTGCCAGAAGAGCATCTTTTAAAATGTCAGGTCTGTCTGGCTGCACCTCAATGTCTGGAGGATAGAATCTAGGTCTTTTAGATGGCGTTACTGAAAATGGGACTTCCCCATCTTCAAATAACAGGGTCCCTATCTTGATCTTGGCACTATTAACCTTACGGCGGGTCTGGTTAACAAAGATACCCCTCTCGCTGGCTAATTCGTTTGCTTTGTTTATCTGACTAGGATATTTGGCCCGGTATGCATCGTAAGCCTCCTGCCAGTGTTGTTCATGGTCTCTGCGGTAATCTCTTGCTTCAGCAAACTTCTCTTGAATTATCCGTGCAAAAGTATCAAGATCTCCGGCTTTAGTTTTCATTTCTTCTACAATATTTTCATCTTGTCCTGCCTCATCTGCCATGTATACCTTTCTTTAACTGCTCACTTAAATAAATTTTTTCTTTTTCAACTGCATATTTATGGGCGTACTCTAACTCCTCGTCCGACAGTTCTTCAAAAAATTTTCGGATTTGGCCTAAACGTAGAGGAATCTTAGTCCATTCTTTATGTGATATAAACATAATGGTTATGGAAGTTCAAAATCTGGTGTGAATAATATGACAGGCTCACCTTCCGTTTCTCTAAGTTCAAGCTGTTTTGTTACCCTTTCTGCAATCTCCTCAAGACTGACACAAAACGCTCTGGCCATAAGTTCCCCAGATTCCTTACCATAATATTTAGTGAGACATTCTACAAAACCGTCTACTATGGTTTCCATCTCATTATTAAAAGAATCCATGTCTCTAAAATCGCCCTCTATTACATTCCCCATATTAATACCTTGTTAAAAGTCGTTGTAAACACTTAGAAAAGACCCTGCGTTATTTAAATTCATAGGGAACCGCTGTTTTGCAGAATGTCTTTCATCCCAGTGATCGTCTAATAATCCGTCGGCCATAGCGGGCTTCAGGACTTTTATACGTCCCCCTGAAGAAAGAAACTCATTGACCTTAACAGAAAGCTCTTCTCTTGATATCTGGGGCTTCTTGCGGACAACAGTATCTAAAAAATCCTTTTCACTAAGCCTTTTCAAAGGTACGAAAGTGGAGGGGTACTTCCTCCTGATTTCTGCTTTGCGTTCCCGGTCAAATGCTCGTGAACATTCAATGTCCCCACACAACTGCTTCCGGCTGAACCTGTAAAATTCTACATCACAAACTTTGCAATGCCCAATCCGCCCCTGTATCTTTAACTCTTCCCTGAAAAGTGACTCTATGTCTAGTAAAGGCAGTTTTAAAAATCTAGCAATCCTTTTCCAACATTTTTGTTCAGGAATCCTTTTTGCCTTCAGATGCCAACGGGCAGTACTCTCGCACACCCCTACACCCTCACTCCACTCCTGCATAGTAATTCCTCTTTCTTTTGCTATCTCCGTTAAAAAATATTTCATATCCTCGATGGATTATAGTGTTTAATAATCGGCTTACCCCTCCATGGAGTAATACCCCTATCCCACATCTTCGTTGCGGGGAACATCTTGCACCCAAAAGTGGCTATAGCTAAGGCCATAACACAGTCATCGTGGCTACCGTACTGGGCAGCCATTTTACCATTCGGCATGTTAACAAACGTCTGGAGCTCATCTAAAATCTTCGGGGAATGTATCTTTAACTCACGCTCCCTGATCAACTCCTTCAAATAATCTATAATCAACGGCTTACTCTTGACCGTTGTATGGAACCCTAACTTCCGGGCCGTCCGTGATGATCTCTCATCTAAAATCTTCTCACTGTAAACATTAGGATATAAATGAACGTCACTGAGAAACTTCAACGTGACTAAGCCGTGGTTGTTTCTCTCTACGAAAAGCTGGGCGTTGTTATACCACCGGCCAAGACTGGTCAACTGCCAAGCCAGCAAGTCGGGATCGATCTTAGTCCGTAACAATGCTACCTCCTCATATGTCTCTGCATCTAAAACAACAGCTACGCTCCAATCAGTGTCACGCCCTATCTCTAGTCCTTCTGATACATCGACTCCAATACGGTACTCCCTGTTTTTTAAGGGGCGTCCCCAAAGCTGAAGGTCCCCCTCGTCCATTGCCTCAATAATATATTTTTCCTTAACACGCCCTTCTTTAAATCCCTGCACCGGAATATAAAATCCCTCCGACGGGTCCTCCCGCTGTTTCTTCTCTGATGCCATAACGAGCTCATTCATTACCTCTTGGTCGAAGACACTCCGCCCCGTAGTAACAAATGCCTGCCGTGCTGTAGTAGGAAATTCTTGGTGAAATTTTCTTAGGTCATTTTGGCACTGCGTTTTGATGCACTGTCTGCGCCAGTTGAGGTTTTCGAGGGTAACAGTAAAATTGACAGACTCATCCACTCCGACATCATACTCGCATCCAACTCCCAATAAGCTAGATTCTTCTTCACCACCATAGCGGGGATCTGCTCCCAGACTATCCTCAAATTGTTCTCGCTCTGCGTCATCTTTGAACTCCTTAGAATAATGGTCATAAATATACCAAGGGAAGAAAACCGCCTCCCAGCCCGAATCTCCGTTGTACGCATCCCAGAACATATCGTGGAATACACCGCCTACGCCCGCTGCCGTACTTTCTATTACCGCCTCTGTGTTAAATCCCTGAACAACACAGTTAA